TAAAACAATAGGCAAGGTTCCGGACAGATCTGATTTTAAATCAGACTCTCCGAATAAGAACTTGCTCTACTGCTTAAATCTGTTGTGTAAGCTCCTACGATCACGGGGTGATCATAGTTCTATCCTGGTACCCCTCTCTGCTGTACACTGTAAAGTGTTAGCAGACCGCCGATTTGAATGCTTAGAAGCAATCGGTCGTGCGGGAGGGTGGATAGTTCAGCGGAGGGATAAGGCTTGTGCTTTGGTCCAACTTTCAGGAGAAGGTTGTCAACACAGGTCTCATCCCCAACATACGTCTAGTGCGTTGCAGGTAACTGCGGCCATGTTGGAGGTTCTATGTGATCATCAAGATCACTTCCTCGACAGGCATACGCTCGATTCGTTGTTGAGTGGATTGCGTGAATTTCTTAAATTGACATCTTATGGTGACTTTATATCACTATTAAAATATCATATACAGAATATGCACGCAAGGAGTTTGACGGGTAAGTACGCCGGTGGAGTCATTCACCAGGTGTTACCTGAAGTACCTGAATTCCCATTCAGGCCTCAACTCTTTTCGGGGAGTGTTGGTCGATTTCTCCATAGCCGGATGATCTCTAAAGATCGTCTTGGACAGCCGTGGAAAAAGAATCAGCACTTGTTTTGGTCGCTTTCTCAAGTTAAGAGAGCTGCCGAAACTGTACCAGAGTCCTTCGTTAATAAGGCGCTTCAAAAGCACCGTAAGACGATGGAAACCCCCTCTGGTCCTATCACACCATCATATTTGGCCTCAATCAGGGCGAAATTGAAGAAGATCTGGTCTGGCATTAAGTCAGAACGAGTCCTCTCCGTTCACGAATACTCAACCAACGCATGTTGGGAAGCAGGTCGTGACGATGGTGGTGCGAAGGGATACCTCTTGAATGACCATATTCAAGAGGGGCTATTGTCTAATGATGAATTACTGAAGATGTCCTACGACCCCGTTAAGGGCGTAATGGAGAATCGTGGCTTTGCCACAGTCTCTATCATGGACCTCGTCGCTGGCGAAGAAAGGAGAGTGAAATCCAATCTCGCACAGGGACTATACACCGGCTGCCAAGCCGCTGTATATCCAGTATGTGAACCGTTGAAGGTACGTACCATAACCAAGGGTAATGCGTTTGCATATGCACTTGCTCATGGGCTTCAGAAATCGATGCATAGTCATCTGAAGCGTTCTAACCAATTTTCGTTAATTGGTGAACCCGTAACTCGTCTACGAGCCGTTCAGTGGTTGACTGAGAAGTCACCACGCGGCCTGTGGGTCTCTGGAGATTATTCCGGAGCAACAGATCTCATCAAGATCGAACTTACTAAGATTGCATTTGAAACCATCCTCGATGAGGTTGGCCTCGGTGAACGTTATAATAACATTCTCCGTCGTGTCCTTTATGAACACGAGGTGCATTATCCTAAGAAGTCTGGTCCAGACGGTAGTGATTTAGCTCCTGTGATGCAAGTTAATGGACAGCTCATGGGGTCGGTTTTATCATTTCCGATCTTATGCGCTATTAATCTTGCTCACTATTGGCACACTGTCGAGCCGTCAGTAACAAACTGGCGTCAGCTCAAGGCATTGGTCAATGGTGATGATATATTGTTTAGGACAGAACCTGAACAATACAGGAATTGGTATGATAACCTGCATGAAGCAGGTTTCGTCCCATCTCCCGGTAAAAACTTTGTACATTCTAAGTATTTTACTATCAATTCACAGCTTTTCTGTGGACCCCAAGGGGATCACCTCCCGGAAAAGATTTCTTTCTTTAACACCGGTCTGCTCTATGGGCAGTCTAAGGTTGGTGCTAGAGAAGATGAGCTTGCGAAGCCTGTTTACCTCTTACATAATCCATGTGTAGAGGGTGCGCTCAATAAGAAGCGCGCTTCGCAGAGATTCTTAGCTATTAATAAGTATGAGCTTGAACAATGTTCAGTTCACTTTGGTCAGCAACTTAATTATTTTATTGCTCCAGAACTTGGCGGTTTAGGTCTTCACCCACCTCCAGGTACTTTTATAACTACGAATCCGGATCACAAGAAGCCACACTCAGTTCACATCACACCGTATCAGCGTAAATTAGCTGAATATTTGTATGAAAAGTGGACTGATTGGTATGACAAACCCATCGCAGGGCGAGCTGGTTCTCCTTCGAGGGAGAACGACCTCGCTGGGTATGATGGCACTATCGTCGGCACCGGTTGGTGCTTTGATGATGCTTGTTCCATCGCGCAGATTTGGATCGATAATGATCTAGGTTCTGCAACCTATCAGGTTGATGTCTCGAGGAGACGCCTTCCGCCTTGTGAAAAAAGAGTAGTCCGTCGTCTTGTAGAGAAAACGGAGTTCATCGTTCCTCAAAGTAGAGTTGTTCTACCTTCAGCGAATGGTGGAGTTAATTCTAAGTTGAACGAGTTATCTGACAAGGATCTCGTCAAGTTGAATTATAAGTGGGCTTTGCCAAATCCGAATAAAACCTTTCTTAAAAAGGGTCAGATTTCAGGGTTAAGTATCTCACTTTCTCCAGCTTCTCTTTGCAATAAGTCTTTTGTAGAGGTGACTAAGTCTATTAATGACATTTGTCTCCCAGAATTGTTTTGTTATTAATTCTGCTTATTGTATTGTGAATCAAAATGTTCAGTCTAAGGCTATGAACGAGCCTGAGGGTTTAATAGGAACCTCGAAGTGTCCACCGACAAATTCATTCAAGACGCGTAGAGTAGCGTGTTTACCCGCAAGGGGCTAGTACTGCGAGTACTAGGTAGAATGATATACAGGGTGGCTCGTGTCTCCGTTCCGGTGACGGGCGAAGAAGTATACTACCAGAGGTGGTATATGTTACACGAGATTGGGTTGTTATCTGTAAAGCTTCCAAAGCGGGTATAGTTACCGCGCTAAGTAGATAGATATAAGGGTTGGCGTCCACGGGGTGGACTCAATTGTGGGTAAATTCCTTCCACAACCTACTTATATATCACTACGGAATGCCTAGAGACTGCACGGGGCGGTCTGTCGAATGGGTTAAGAGTAAGAAGAAGCGATATAGTGAAGCAAAAGAAAGGGTCTATTGAGGTCTGGCCCCCTCCTGCGTTCTATCTCCTAGTATTTAAAGTGTTGTAGTTTGGGGTTTTGGCCCCCCGCACTCTCCATTCCTTGGACTTGATAACAATGAACAGTCCGGTTCTTGCGAGCTGGATCCAATGAATCGCAACAAGAAAGGTTCCGCTGCACCTAAAGCAGCACTGAGTAACCAGATGTTACAAAGAATGAATGCGCTTGAGAACGCACTCAAGAAGTCCAA